TAATTTTCTTTTAAAAATAATTAAAATAACCCCAATAGTAAATTGATTATTTTTCTTCTTTTACTTTTAACAAATAGATTGGAATTACCAGAATTCCAGTTACAAACCAACATAATGCAAATTCTTTTGTATCGGTGTGAAACAATTCGTGCATCATCCATAGAGTATTGGCTGTGAGCCAACATCCCATCATCATTTCCATCAACCTTTCGGAACCAGTTTTTATCACAATCAACGCAACCGACAACAAAATGGTTGGCACCGCAAATGTCAGGGATAATTCACCATAACCCAACATCCAGAACATATCCTTGATTATCCACAAGGGAATATGCAATCTCTCAAAAATTTTAACCATAATGATAAATATTTTTAAATATATGAAACTATTTATGTAAAAGTATTTAACATGAAAAAGTTTACATTAAACGAAGAAATTGCAAAGATGCGCAAGATCATGGGCCTTAATGAAGCTGAAGATTTTGATTTATCTTTGGTTGACAACCCAAATGCGTATACAGATGATATCATTAACCATAATGCCGAAAGAGGTGAGGGCCCTTCAGATTTTGATTTTGAAAAAGCCGCCATTGAATCCGCTTCTGGTGAAAAGGTTGTTCAAATAGATTTCGATGATTATGACAGACCATTATATCACAGCGTTGCCAATGATGATATCCATTATTTTATTGGTGATGGCAAGGATGGGAAGATGATTATAAAATACAATGCTGAAACAGGTGAAAGATATCCAATCGGTGATTTAAAAAATTACATGGAAGAGGGTATGAATGATACAAAATACGACCAAAGTCATGGATCACCATACGATCGTGGGAGAGCTGATTCTTGGTATCAGAGAGGAAAAAACCCACATAAGTACCCAGAGGGAACTGGGCGTGGCGAAAGAGTTGAGGATTTAACACCAGAAGAAATTGAAGCGTATAACGCTGGATATGATGACAACGAAAGATACGGTGATCACAAAGAGTGGGACTAAAAAAGGGGGTTAAATTAACCCCCTTTTTATTTATGACACCTCTATAAAATTCTGAATTAACCCTTCTTTTATTAAGGAATCATATGCTTTTTGTACGATAAAGCTATGCTCAACCGTTCTGGGCATGATCATTTGTATATGATCAATTTTATTACGAAGCAAATCAATAAATTGATGCTTAAAAGCGTAGTAATAAATTTCTTCGGCAATCTCTTCGTTTGTCATGATAAAAAATTTGGGGTTTGTTTAGATATATATTCTATTTTAGAATAAAATGCAAAAAAATAAAGAAAATTTTTCTAATGTGTAGCGTAACCGCCTTCGGCGGTTTTAAATTTTTTCAAACATTTAATGGTGGTTAAACTATTTATATTAAAATAGAAAATTATGGCAGGTATACCAATGGCGATAAATAATGGAGCCGCAACCAGTGAGAATTATTCGTACACACATGGAAAATATTCTTATGGGTATTATGATGAAACAGATTTCTCACAAATGCCAGAGGGTTTACTTTGGATTCCATCATACGACTATAATAATTTTCATTCACCAGGTGGTGGTTATTTTATAATATCAACAACAGGTAATGAATTGGTTCCCATAATAGGTAACGATACCCCGACATTTCACGTTACTGGTAACACAAGTCAGGAAATTTTACACGTTATTAATCAATTGCATTCAATCAGAACAACCATACCTTTTGTGTATACAAACAGAGATGTGGCCATCAGAGATGTATTATTACAGCATAAATACAATCAATTTGATGCTGATTTATCAAACTATAAATACACAATGTTTGCTTCATTGAAATTAAATTTTGATTTTGGTAATTTAAATTGTGATATAAGGGAGACAAATTTAAGTAGCGCTTATAGTTTAATTGTCGATGCTGATGGTACAAATAGATATGATTTAACAACGGTTGGTGGTAGTAGTATTGCATATGATAAAGCTCTTTCAGGTTTACAAAGTGTATATAGAATATTTAACCAAAATGAATTTATGGACTTAGAAACAAATGGCCCAGCTTTAAGCGATCTTAATAGTATTTCTGGCGATTCATTTATGTTTGCTATGCGATTAAGAATGGATACCCCTAGCACATCTTTTGATATTATTAACGCCAATATAAATGGTTTACAATTAGAAGCTGATGCCAATGTGGTTAGATTTACATTGGGTGCTGATCAAGTAACGATAACTGGTAGATTTAATGATTTTATTACTTTAATTTTTGGTAGAAACCATAGTAACGAAATTTTTATTCGTGATGGATTTAATACAGCAAGTACCAGCACAAATGGTACAGCAAATGCTGTGTTTAGTAACACATTTCGTCTTGGAAACATTGGTACCAATACTGGGGGTCTTATAATTTCTTCTTTACAGTATTGGAAGGGTGGTAACTATAACAGCAATAAATTCCATGATGTTAAAAACTTTCAATTACACAATGAAAGGTGGCCAGCGGCTGTTAACCCTTAATTAACCAAGAAATTTTATAAGATTTTTCATATTAATAATCGCTTCATCGAGGCGATTATTTTCTTTAATGGGGTTTGCAGGGCCTCTTGTTGTATTAAACTCATAAGCGCCAGTATTTGATATTGGATTTGCTTTTCCTCTTTGTGTACCAAAATCATATGCGCCCGTATTTGCTGTTGGGTTTGCCTTGCCACGTTTTGTTCTTTCTGGTGCGGGGCTATTTGAAGATGATGTTCCAGAACTTGTTGATGACGTTGATTCTGTATCATCCTCATTCATATCATTTGTTTTTGGATTACGGTGCATCATTTCTTTATGTGTGAAATCTTTGTTGGCACCTTTGTTGAAAACAAAACCAAATCTTTGATAAAAATCTTTTAATCTGTTAACATTTCCACCATAACTGCTGTCTGGGGTTAATGTTAATTGATAACCATATTGGTCAGCCAACCTGGTTAAATCTTCCATAAAAGCGGTACCAACACCCGTTTTTCTCATTGAAACGGGTACAATGAATCCAGTGAGATAAATTCTTTTGTATTTCTCGTTTGCATATAACTCGAATCTTATATCCGAATATTTTTGTTTTAACTCCTGTTCAATCGGATTCATTTGGTATTTGTAATAATTAAATTTTCATTCAATGGGTTGGTGATATCAACCCTTAATTTTTCCTGAATAAATTCTTCAAATTCAAAGTATGCTTTATTAATACCATTTATCACTTCGTTTAATTGATCATCTGAAAGATTCGGTGATTCGGTGAAAATGTCAGAACTATACCCCAATTTTTCTGTTGTCATTTTCATTGCCATGATAAGAACACGGAAAGTTAATTCTTCTTGGCGATCCTGGGTCGCTGGGGGCATTATATGTAAATCATTTTTAACGGTAAACATGTGGCGATAACCACCAGTTGACATAACATCCTTCATGTATGTGAACTCCATTGAAGTATTGAACTGTGGGAATGTTTGTATGTCGTCACCAACCATTAATTTAACATCCTTATTGTAATCAACCTTCTGAAAAAAAACTTTTTTGTTGTTTGAGAAATTTTTGAATGTTTTTAGAAAAGGAATTCTGTGTATAAAATATTCAGCATCATAATCTAATGGAGCTGTCGCTTCATTTAACCTCATTATGCTTTTCATACGCTGTAATTGTTCTTTCATATTCATAAATATCAGAGAAGTTATAAAAAAGTGAAGGTTGGAGTAGCGAATTCCAACCTTCGTGTGTCCATAACCATGAACGATCCTAAAATACCACTCTGAGGTGGGATATCTTAATAATCATCAAACTCCTCATCGGGGGTTTGATCGTATTCGCCACTTTCTATATTATCAATCATAAGGTCAATTTGTTCAATTGTTTCTGTAATATAATCAATAATATTTCTTTGTAAATCTTCTTGTAGTTCTGATTTGTTTGTTGAGTCTAAAACTTTTTCGCCTCTAATTTCAATCACAGAATTAAGGTCGTCTTTTAAATTTAAAAGTTGTTTTATTGTTTTACCGTGCATTATTATTTTTTTTTCGATAAATATGTTAATACTTAATCAAAATTTGTTTTTTATTTTTAATTTCTTATTTTTGTGAAAAAAAAAGTATGGATAATATTATTAATGAGATATTAACGATAATCGATAATGATTTTAGAGCTGAATTTAAATCGTATGGTATGGAGTTCACAAAAACCAGTAAGGAAAAGATTAGTGACTTATTAAAAAATAATTTAATTGAAAAGAGAGAGATGCGTCAAATCGCATTCGATACACCTAACGATAATGACTTGGGTAATAAAATAAGGTCTATGTTTATTCTGGGCGAATAAGGCATTCTATTTTTCTTGTTTCACCGTTTAAGTACATTTCATATATTTCATGTGAAAGTGTGTCGGTGAAAATAAACGCATCGATTTTTTCGGAAAATAATTTTTTTAACGATGCCACACCATCGTTTTTCATGTACGCTTTTATAGTATCTAATCCGATATATCTTTTATTAAACCCCATTTGATTCTTTGGCCACAGAAAAAACTTTCAAGAAGTCTTTTAGTGGCATTCTTTTTATTTGGGCAAAGTATTTTGCCGCGATTAATCTGGAACACGCATCTTTTATGCGACCAATTGGTTCCATCTTTTTGTCAATTTTGGAAAAGAAAAAGTAACTCATGGTTGATTTTTATTCTTATATAAATATACAAAATTTTTATCAAAAAACAAACTATTTATCATAAAGAATAACTTTATGGAAGTTGTAGAGTATTATAAAGAAATGCCTCACGAGGTACCATTCACATTGGGTGGTATTAAATGGGTTTACTGTTGGGGTAAATATCCTGATGGTAAAATTGACGTGGCTGTATATCGATTCTCACATGACCTGGCTTACAATTATAGTGATTTTAGAGAAGCCATGGGTTTAGATAAACCAATTCAAAAAAATATAAACGAAAATATGGAAAATACAATTAATGAAAAAATTAGCCAATTAAAAACAATCCAATCACAATTGGATGAGGCACTTAGTGCGTATAAAGAATCCATTAAAGAATTGGAATCGATGAAAAGCACTTTGGTTCCTGAGGTTATGGATGCATTTAAAGGTCAAACCGAGGGTGCTGAAAAGTTAAAAATTTCAATTGATAATATGTTGGTTGAAGTTACTCAGGAATCTGAAAAATTAACCACATCGTACAAAGATGCTTTTGAAACAGCATTAACCAAAGTTAATGAAAATACAAGAAAAGTTTTGGAACAAATTCTTGAGAACTCAAAAGTTGCTTCAAAAGTTAAAGGTCAATTAAAAATTGATGGCTCAAAGGTATTTGAGGGTGTTGCCGAAATGTTTGGTAAAGTTAAAGAGTGGTTGGGTAGAGCGTACCAAAACTTAACTGGTTTTACGTCAAAAGCACAAGAAGGTGTTGATGAAATTGAAGCGATGATCAAAGATTATGAAGAAATGGAGGCAAACAAATATGCAACACCTAACATGGATGACATCGAATCTGGTGCTTTAAGAGAAGAGGGTGCTAAAGAAGTTAGCGAAAGAACCAAACAAACAATCGAAAAGTGGGTTGCTGAGTTAGGTCACAGAGGTGCCGCAAAAAAATTAGTTGATTACTTTATTGGTAAAATGGCTGGTGGTTTAGGTACAGATGATTTAGCTGATACCGCAACTTTAGCTAACGGTTTGGATGAAATTGAAGATTTATTAAAAGATCCTAGTGATTATTATTACGCAATCACCAACGCTAAAGATACAGCAATATTGATGTTGGATGATGAAGGCTTTGGTGATGATATGTTTGGTGAGGGTGAAGAAAAAACTATGGAAGAAACTAAAGATGAAGTAAAAGAAGAAGGTTGGAATGAAGAGGGTGAAGTAAAGGAAGAAGGTTCATTCATGAAAATGAGAGCTGGAGCTGATGGTAAAGTTTACGAAGAAGCTGACGAAAAATTAATGGAGGCTATAAACAGATACAAGAAAATCATTAACTACTAAGAGATATGGCAGCGAAGAAGGGTGGGTCAACCTCTAATGTAAAATCATTCAGAGCAAGACCAAAGAGAAAAAGACCAGGTGTTCACGCTAAAACAAGAGCTAGTAAACACAAAGCTTCGAAGAATTACAAAAAAAGATATTCTGGGCAAGGTAGAGGATAAAAAAATGGGGGCTTAAGCCCCCATTTTAATTTTCATAGACCAAGAAGTATAATTCTTCTTTTGGCCTTGTAACAGCAACGTAATGTATATTCCTGGCTTCCAAATCAACCTCACCATTGTTTGTTATGAAACTATAATCCTCAAAATCATATTCACTTTCAACCAATAATTCTGGATCAATTGAATTGATGATGATGCACCTAGGAAATTCTCTACCTTTACTTTTGTGTATGCTTGTAACAAAGACATCCGAATTTTTATTTTCTTCAATAAAGTTTATTAAGCCAAAAGTATTACCATAATATGGTGCCACAGCATCGATCTTTTTCTTTAATGATGGGTTTATTTTACCCTCATTAATTTTATCAATGTCTTGTGGTGTGATGTAATTAAAATACTTCATTTTAATTTTATTTTTAAGACATTGTTTTTCAATCTCTTTAATTACATTATTGGTTCTTGCAAGGATAGCTAATGGTTTACCGTCAACCATCATGGTAAACATTGTCCTTTCATTAATTAAATTATCGTGAACATGTCCGTCTTCTTCATGATGTGGCACCGCAACTAAATTACTGTATTTGTTGGAGTTCTCAACTATTTTTTTACGAGACCTGAAATTTTTGGTGAGTGTCATCTGCTCAACTTCCCTATCTTTCATCAGTAAATTTTCAATAGCTTCACAGTTTGCCCCAGAAAAGCCATAAATTGATTGATTTTTATCACCAATCAAATGATATTGTTTGGCTTTTATTGCCAATAAAATTTTCATTTGCAGGGTTGATGTATCTTGGTACTCATCAACAAAAATGTAATCATACAAGTTTTCAAAATATTGCTTGTACTTTGGGGTTTTTGAGTATTTTTCTGTATCAATCAACATATCAGAAAAATCCCTACTCTTTGTTTCCCTAATAAATGCAACATATTCATCATAAAACCTTGGTTTTGGTACTTTTATATTATCCGCATTTTGTAATTTGAAAGCTGAAAATGTCGATGCTATTTGAGCACCTTCTTCATAGAATCTATCCACATTTTGTGCGTATTCCATCTTGATTTTCATTGGGTCTTTAACATGTGGTTTGTATTTTTCTTTATACCAGTTCGTAAACTCATAAAAAGTTACAATTGGCTTAAATAAGCCCATTTTACCCAAAATTGAGCTTGTAAAGCTATGAATTGTGGTAATTTTAACGTCATGTTTAATCCTAGATCGTAATTCGTTTACGGCATCATTGGTAAAACTAAAAAAGATAATTCGGTTTGGGTCAACCCCGTCCTCAATCATTTTGTTTAATCGGCCAACTGTGGAGTGGGTCTTACCAGAACCAGCGGTTGCGGACAAAATAACTGATTTGTCACCAGTGTAGTTAATAAAATTTAACTGTTCTTCTGTGTATTTGCTCATATAATGAAGTTAATTTTTCACAAAGGTAATAAAAAATTTGCTTATGACCAAACCATTTACTATTTTTGTATCATATTTTAATTTTAACCGATATGGGCGTAAACAATATAACTTATGAAAACTATTTCATACCTAACATTAAAAACTTTGCAAAAATAACGCTTTCTGAGGATAGAAGAAAGAAATTGGCAACCGCTATTGGTATAAAAATTAAAGCCACAGAGTTGAAACGGGGTAGAAAACTACTTGATATTGAAATCAACAATTTTCGTAAAACTTACATGCAAACAGCGGGTGATCTCGTGTTGGAGCAGCACTTGCGGTTATCAAATTTAGTAAATTTTGATAAAATTCACGATGAGAACAGAATTTCTTTCTTGAATGATATTTTACCATCAAAAAATATTGATATCGTAACTTTTGAGTATGGTTTATTTCCAATGGTTTACAAAAAAACGTATAGGAAAACAATTTTTGTTTGCATGATCAATAAAACCGAATTTTATTTATGTGGGGTCGCTAAACCAGAAACAGTTAATGGGTATTCGCGAACCGATTTGTTAGTTTCAAGTTATTTTAAATCACAAGGTAGGGCCGCTTTTTTTGGTTTTGATAAATTATCACCAATAACTGGGAATTTGGGTGATTTCATGAAACTTATCTCTTAAAAGAGATATTTATTATTAAAAAACCAATGAATAGAGTATATAGGATATCTGAAGCGCAATTTGAAGCGTTATTGGGTAAAAAAAAGGCATACAATGATGGATATAAAGCAAACAAAAATGCTAATGGTTTCAAAGCCAATCCATTTCAATTAGGCA